TGCGACCAGTTCCTTGTTCGAAACCCACAATATTGAGATCAACACTGATGGTGGGTTTCCATTTCATCCAAAAGTCTGAACGTTTGCACTCATAAGGTGCTTCCATATTCTTGATCATAATGCCTTCGAAACCTTCGGCCACAGCGTCCTGGGCAAAACGGTTCATGATATCGTGTCCCTCAGCGGTGTCCAAGTCCACGTCCAGGCCATTCATGATGCGCAGGCAGGGGGTTTCAAGCAAACGCTCCTTGGCACTATCAATCCATTCAATGCGTTTGTGCTGTTGTATGTTACAATGACCTTCCTGGAAACTATCCAACGGAATAATATCAAAAATGTGGTACACCATGCCATCAGTTCGGGCATCACTTTTGCGATGTGCCTGCTTCATGAGCTTTTGAAAACTCTCGCCCACAATCTCACCATCCAGTACAAAACGTCCACCGGTGCCACGACCATACTGGAAGTGTTTGCGGGCATCTTCTACAGCATCTGCAATCTGCGGAAAGTTTTCAAACTCTTTGCCGTTACGACTAAACAAGGTAACATTACTGCCGTCGACCACTGCCAACACACGCACACCATCCAGCTTGACTTCCAGGCGTTTGATGCCTTTGAGCTTTTTGGGTTGGTCTGTGGAGTCTTGTGCCAGCTGGCAAGTAAACACAGGAATCCGGTACTCAGTCTTGCCCAGTACTTTGTTCAGGGTCTTTTCTGAGATGCCGCAACGCAGATCCTTGATCAACACACGACGAGCCAAGTTGTTCCATTCATCCGAATCAAACTCTTGGCTAAGAGATTCAACACTGTCACGGGCACGATTGCCTGTGATGTATCGTGTGCGCAGGGCTTCCAACAAGGCCCAAAATTTTGTCCAAGGGTTGGGCTGTCCGGTCAGACCCTGTGTCTCGGGCACTTGACGGATGTTAAATGTATAGAAAGGATTGTAAGCCTGGTAGCAGTTAAAGAGGAAACATTGTGCATCGGCACTGCCCAACTTGGCGGCCATCAGGGCTTTTTCAATTGTTTTTTCTTTGTGTATACGGCTGTCCGAACTTTCTAGATCACGGATCCAACCTGCCGCCACTATGCTGTCAAACCTTTCGTTTGAGAAGTCTGTTTCATTCATTATTTACAACCTTACCATGAGGAGTTATAAAACACTTTTAAACCCAAAAACAATTCTGCTCGGGCATTCTTGATGAACTCAAGATCGTGTGCTTTGTAGTAGTCGTCTGAGCCATCACCAAAGAAGAAGCCTCGGGTGGCAGGCAGCTGATTGTGCGTTATTGCATGTTCCAGTTTGTCTAGATCCTCCCACGTGAGTTCTAGTTCAACGCCGTTGAATGTGCTGTACTCTACATTTTTAGATTCAGCCAGCTTCTCCATCCAGCCATGCAGGTTAGGATGCTTGCGCCAGTAGGCAATTTCACGCTGACCAGTTTCGTAATCTGCATTGGCCTTGGCGGCGGTGTATGCGTACATGTCAAGCCCCATTATTTCTCTCCTTGCTGATGACGGTATTCACGTTTGAGCCAATATTTGTATTTGTTGAAGTATTCTTTCAACTCATACTTGGGCGGCAACATTCCCAATGCTAGTAATTCGTCAAGGTGGTCATACCACATCTCTTGCAACCATGCACGAAATGTCATGCGGCCTCCAGCATGTTGGCCGGTACATTGAATACACCACCCGGTGTGCTAACAAGTACAAATTTGATTTTGACTTTGCGAACGTTGCCCACGTATGTCATGCCATTGCGGTTGCTGGTAAACTTTACCTTGTCGCCAATTGAAAAACTACGTTTCTTTTGTTGTGTAAGTTGAGCCCTGGCAAACTTCACCGCATCAATCACACTAGACAGTTCATCGTTGGTCAAATTACCAAACATAATTGCAGAGTTAATTTCTTTGACGTTCATTTGGGACTCCTGTTTTGTTACGCTATGTGAATATTATAACAAAAGAGCAATTATTGGTCAACCATAAAAAACCCTACAATTTGTAGGGTTTTTGTAGTACTTGAGTATTACTTTTAGAAACTGTACTTAACGCCAGCTGTGACGCGATTGCCATCAAAACTGTTCACACGGTCTTGACCGTATTGACGAGTAGCGTCCACTGTCAGGGCCATGTTCTTGTTGATTGGCAAGCTAGCACCCACGCCAACCAAGGCAGCATAACCATCTTGGCCAGTTTGATTGTTAAGATAAGCGGCGCCACCTTTGACTGCAACACTTACAGGTCCCAGTTTGGCAACGTTATAACCAGCAACTAGGCTGTAACGATCTTGATCGTTGGCGCCCAGGGTGGCGCGGTCAAAGCCGGCAGTCAATGTGACGGCCCCAAACTTCTCGCCAACAGTAACGCCAGTGGCGTTGCGGTCAGTACCAGCATAGTCACGGGCAGTGGTAACACCAACTTCCAGTGCAGAGGCTGCGGTAGCTGCGAGAGCGATCATGGTTGCAATTGCAAATTTTTTCATTTAGTTTTTCCTTTTAAAAGTATGAATGACTTTCGTCATCCACAATTATATAGCAGTATGCGCACTAGGTCAACACAAAATCAACCTCAAAGTAGCCGTTTTATGTGTTAACTGGGAGTATTACTGGAATTGGTGCTACCACAGCATCACTGGGTACCTGAGTGTTGTTGTACAAGCCGCCGCCGTTTAACCGTTCCTGGTTGCGGCCTTCTCGCATGGTACCAATAATGGCCTGGCCTCCCAGTGTGGCAGTGTCTGCTAGATTTTCCAAAAACTCTGCGGCATCACCTTCGGCTGTGAGTCTACCATAGTATGGCAAGTTTTGCACAAAACTCTTGGTACTGTTTGTGTCGCCGGCCAGCAACAAGAAATAATCAACTCCGGCTTGACTTGTGTACTTGGCGCTGATGTTCATCAAGTTGGCCATGTAGGTCCAGGCAGTGTTCAATGTGGTCACATTGGGATTGGCACTGAGTGCAGCAATGGCTGAGTTGGCATTGTTGATTTGTGTGATCACTGCGGCATCATTAGCTGCCAACAAAATATTGGTGTAGGCTGTGTTCAATGTGGCCAGTGATCCTGCTGTTTGTAATGCATTGATTGCTGTGGTAGCTGTGTTTAACCGTGCGGCAAAGTCGTTGCTGTCCAGTGCCAGTCCTATAACATCATACGTAGTGAGTGCTCCGCACGGGCCAGTACCTGTGGCCACTTCTGTTGCAAAAAATGCAGCCACACTGGCTGGCACTGGTGTGGTCTGTTGTTGTATCAGCGGCAGATCGGCCATGGTGTTAAGACCGCCCAGGGTAGTTTCTGCCCAGTAGTTAGTGTTTGTAATGTCCACTCCCGGCGGCACTACAAAATTGCCCGGAGTACAACCCGGTGACTTGGCTCGATAGAACGTGGGTGCCACACCTGAATCTACCTTGACCACATCATTGGCCAGATATTCTTGTGTAGGATCCCACTCTCGATCTACTGTGCCCAGTATTGTGTTGGCCAGTTCGGGCAGTGTGGTTGTGACAATGTTGTTGATTTGTTTTAGTGCCACCTCAATGGCTTTGTTGGCCACTGCATTAGCAGGTGGAATAATTTTTCCCAGCTCATCACAGCCCGATGCTGTGGGCAGATATGAGTTAACAATGGGAGTGATACTAGAATTCACACTGCCATTTGCGCCAAATATGGGCACTGATCCTGTGGGCGTGGGAGTCAGCATGGTGGGATAACTCAACGGAAACACCTTGACTGGATCCAACAACTGCTCCAGGCTGGTTATATTAGGAGTGGTCACATCCAGGATTGACAAAATTTGAGCTAGGTCATCACCGGCCACTGATGACAATGCTGTGTAGGCACTTTTTTGTATGCGGTCAAATTCGTTTTGACTCAGTCCATTGGGTCGATTGATACCCACACGATTGTCAGTCACAATGTTTTCAATGTCGCTGTCTGTGAGTCCCACCGCATTCATTGCCGCCCGAACAGCAGGCACAGCTTGTCTGTTGACTCCGGCCAAGCTAGATATCTGTTGTATAAGTCCAGCAGGGGTACCATAAAGATCAAGGTTTTGAAGACTCACAAGGTTACCTTGTTTGGCCAAGTCCACGCCAAACTTTTCAAGGTCGCTGTTTACACCGCTGATTCCTGCAGTGGTCAAGGAATCCATGTTGGTAAAGGTTGGTCCAAGAAATTGGTTGGCATTCACCGCTGAATTAATGTATTGATTGGTGCTGGAAATGTAACCTTGTACTGCTGCAAACCCCTGACTGAATCGACCATAATCTCCGTTGCCAAGGTAAGCCGCACAGGTTTGTTCAATTAGATTAGAAAACCCACTGGGGTCAATGGTTGAACCGTCGACTGTGCCAAGATAGTTGATCAGGTATTCACTGTTGAGATAGGTGTATGTTCCCAATGGACTGGCTGGTATACTGTTTCCCAGAGCAGGACACACTGTACTGCCAATGCTCAACAAACTGGTCAGTGTGCTTGATGTTGCAAACGACTGCGACTTGTAAAAGTTTACCGCGGCAATAAAATTGCTGATTACTGTGGTAGCGTTGAACGTGGCAATGGCAGTTTGCAGTGCCGCCGGAAATCCTTTTAATCCAGTGTTGCTCAACATGGATGCTGCCGCAGTCAATTGTAGTGGTGTTAGTACACTGGGCATTATCCTGCCCTCACATCACCTGAGCCGCCAGCGCGGGCATGTCCGCAAGTGTCAGCATTACCAGTTACAATAACTGGCTTGCCGCCTGCACGAACTGAACTATTTCCCCCAGCAGTGGCTTGGCCGCCGTTGTTGTGTTCATTGCGGCCTTTGCGTGGATACGGAGGATGAGGGGTTACACTTTGGCCAGGAATCATAATTGGCTGACCGTTGACTCGCACCGACGGCTCGCCCCCTTGGGCTACCCCGCCTCCTGCATTTGCATCACCCGCTCGCTGTACCGCTGGCATATTATCCTAGTATTAGTTTTTTCTCTGGTACTTTGATACCAGTTGTGGCTTCGATATATTTCATCTTGACTGAATCATCAGTCAGTGCATAAATTGACACACTGTTGCTATTTAGCTTGATTTCTGCGTCAGGATCTGCGGTAAACATCGACGGCACTAGGCCAAGTCCTTGTGGCCCGGGAGCCACGCTCACAGGATTTTCAATAACCAAAAACTCTCCGCCGGCCAGTTTGATCTTGGCAATGAGTTCTTCTCCTGAGTTCAACTTAAAGGTGTAAACTTTACCTGTTTCTGCTTCTATATGCATTTTAAACTTTCTGTATAACGTATTGATAATTGATCATGCCAATGGCAATATGCTTTCTAAACATATTAACAAAAGCATCAATGGACATT